AATACTTCAATTGAAGACGATATTCGCTTTACCAATGACCCCAATCAAGACCCCTCCACTTTAACGCCAAAGTACGATCTAGGGGAGGTTCAAAAGGTATTGGAGCTTCTTGAGGATCCAGAGGGCCATAAACACCAGGAGGAAGAAAACACTCTGTCGCGGACTACACTTTCCGCTTCATGCTATGATCCGGCTTTGTCTGATGAAGAACAATATCAGAATGATTGCGAGCATTGTATGTGCGGCGGCGATCCTCAAGTACTTCCTGTATGGGGCTTCCCTAATGCTAGTAAACCAGAAGGAACCCCAAAATATTTCAAGATTACATTCGAATATGAAGTAGTGCGAGGGCTTTGGGAATCTTCGGGCCAATTCGAGCTCAGGTTTCATCATGGGTATTCTGGAGGTTCTGCGGGGCTCTTTCTGTTTTCATCGGCTTGCGACGGGGTCAACATAAACGCTCCCAATACGACTACCTACTTGGACCGCAGTCCAGATCTTTACGAAGGGGATTACCCAGATGACTACCCCGATCCTGACCACGTGGAGCATTGGTATCCGTGTGCCGGCGGTCAGGAACATACCTGGCATTATTTCACGAATTCTTGTTTTTCTTTTTATATAGGCGGGGGCGTTGGCTTCGATCCAGAAGGTTACTTTCTCATTCGGCGGTTGGAGATAGAGGTTGCTTATGAACCCTCTAAAACAAAAACGAATACGCAAGTAGGCACTGCGGATGAGGATGAGTGGGCGCAGCTTCCGGGAGGGGTTTTGTACAGGGTAGGAACAGTTACCCAGTCAGGCAATTCCACTGCTGATATGGTAATAGGCAAGAGAGTGAGCGCAGATTGTACTGGGTATAGTTATACCAGGCCGGATCAGATTCGGGCTCATATGCTATCGAACCTTTATGGTTTGGATTATGATAGTGGGTCTTTTGGAGAGGCTGGTACCCAGTTTGCTGGTAGGAACTACAATTTTCATATAGTTATAAATCAGGAAGTCTCATTCAAGGCACTACAAGAGCTTTTCTTTAGGCAGTGCCGCGCGATATTATATTGGGTAGGGACTAAAGAATACATGAAGTTCTTGCCGCTCCCAGGAGATTAAAAATGGCGGGCTCAACCTCGATCGTTAATGTAAGCACCCCATCCGGCCAGTATTGTCTCGAAGTTCAATTAGATGCCGGGGCAGAGTCGCAGCGTTACCGGCGGTTGGTAAAGTCTGGGACACCTACTTCTTTCATTCACGAGCATTTCAAATTGGTTTCTGGACTCTCCTCTGGGAGGAGCTTTAGAACTTGTACGCTCATTGATAACACCAACGCTGTAGTAGCTGGTTTTCGAATTACCAACAATGGCGGAACCTACGAAATAGATTTTGAGTATTATGACGGAGCTGTTTGGCAAACCGGTCTTTTCAGCTCTCCCATAGCTTTCTCGCTTGATACCTGGGTTCGTCTCCAATACAAATATGATAAAGTTAATGATGCGTGGGAAGTCTATGTAGATACTGCCAGAGGGGGGTATGGAACTCTACCAGAGGGGGCTCCTGCTCCTGTAGCGTTGGGGGTAGGTCAGCAAGATAGCGATCAGTCCTCTGGTACTATTATTACGCGCCATGATGAAGAGGTCTGGCGTGTAGATCACTATCATCTGCGAACTTATGCTCCTGCCTCTGCCGATTGGCAAGGGGAGTTTTCGACAATCGCTGATATAACTTCGGCACAACAGATAGCGGCCCAAGCTGATTGGCAAGGTGAGTTCAGTACCACCGGTATTCTTACTACTGCGGTTGGTACGGTCCATGGAGCCGCTGCTGATTGGCAAGGGGAATTCAATACAGCAGCCGACCTATCGTTTTTTGGTCCTTTATTTGTACAAGCGTCCTGGACGGGTCAATTTGCCAGTGAGGCGATATTATACGCTTCCTCCAATGAAGCGATAACTGCGACCACTGTTATACCTGATGAGGTAATAGACGTAACAATGAGTTTTACTTCGATTGAATCACTCACTACCTCTTATAAAGGCCGATATAAGATGCACTGGAATAAGTCGGGCGAAGAGGCTTTACAAGAGGCTATAGGCCGTAGCTATTCTTCAGGCGTGGGGACCTATGGAACTTCAGAAGAGGTGATATCGTTGCCTTGGATAAAAGATAGAGGGATGGCCTCGGAGGTTTTGGGCTTCTGGGCTGAATTTAATGGCCAAGAACGAATGGTACTTGAAGCCAACTTCCAATGGAGGGCGATCGATTACGAGATGGGAGATTACCTCAATCTACAAACCACGGGAGTGGGGAACGAGTCGTTGGCTTTATTGGTCCCTTATCAGACCGGTGGATTGTATAATTTCATGGTTACAGAAAAGACTTATAATTGGGCTCAGGAAGAAAGAACCCTTACATTGGTTAAGATAACTTAAGGAGGCAGTCATGGGGTGTTTGACTAATTACTGGGAAAGCTTGGCTTTGAATCATGTAATGCTAGGGTCGGCGTGCCCGCAGCCTACCGATCTGTTTTTAGCCTTATTCACTAGCGATCCCGCAGGGGCCGGAGAGGGGGCTATTTCTTTTTCAGGCGAGCCCGATGGCGCGAGTTATGAAAGGCAGCAAATTGGAGTGGGGAGCGCCAATTGGACTACTTCCACCAACAAATCATCTACGAATCAGAATCTGATTGATTTTGGAGTCGCGGGGGAGGATTGGAGTACCATTACCCATTATGCGGTGATGGATGATTTAACGCTTCAATCAGAAGCCAATATGCTGTTTCATGGGGAGTTTAGTTCTTCAAAGACTGTTACTTCAGGAACCTCAGTTAGAGTACAGGCGGGAGAGTTGAGTTTGACGGCTGGGAGTGCTATTATATCTAACTATATGGGCAATGGTTTAATCAATCATTTGTTAAATATTTCAGCTTTCTCCCAATCTTCCAGTATCCAAGTCGGACTGTCTACTACTAATCCGGGAGCAGATGGTGGTAATATTACTGATCCGACTGGGACTCCTGGTACTACTTTGGTAACTCATACCGATTGGACTACTTCTAGTGCGGGGACAGCGGTGGCTAATAGTTCTACCATTACGTTTACCGCCGCTGCTTCTAATTGGGGATTAGTGGGTCATGGTTATATATTAAATCAGTCCTCTAACTTATTATTTTATGGTAATTTGGCAAGCGGAGGCGTCACTGTAAGTTCAGGAGAATCGGTTAGGTTCTCAGCCAGTCAGCTCAGTCTCAATTTTGGTTAAGGAGAATAGTCTAGTGCAAGGACGCAAGCTGCGGCTCTATGAAAAGAAGCACCGAGGACAACGAGGTTTTGTAATAGGCGGAGGTCCGTCTATTCGAGACATTTCCCCGGAGATAGTTGAGAAGCTGAAACAAGAGATAACAGTCGGCTCCAACCATGCTTTCAAGTTGTTTGAGCCGACTTACCTTATTTTTATAGATCGGGGATATTGGAGGACCTTTAATCAAGATCTCAAATCTCTTCAAAAGACTATCATGTTCTATCCGAGCAAGTTGACGAGCGTGACTATAAAGAACGCGTTACAGTTCCCAATGGGCAGCGAGAAGAATCATCCTATTGCTCCCGAGAAGTGGAATGATAGAGTGCCTACCTGGAACAATGCAGGAGTCACGGCTATTCGAATCGCTAATATAATGGGACTCAATCCTATTTATCTTTTGGGATGCGACTTAGACAAAGATGCCAAGCGCAGAGGAGAAACGCATTTTCACGATTGTTATGATGAGAAGCGCAAAAATGCGACTAAACCCGAACGCTATGATAAGTTCAAAAGGGCTTTTGTAAAGACCATAGCAGCGATGCCCAAGGTAGAGATAGTCTCTTGTTCAAAAGTTTCTGCGTTAAATGAGTATATTCCGTATGTCAGCTTGGAGTCTGTATTATGATAATTGAAAGGAGATGGCCAGGATCTACGGTGTTTTTGCTCGGAGGAGGCCCGAGTGTGGTCGGCCAGGATCTGTGTAGTAATCTGATAGAGCGTCTTATGGATAAAAATGTATTAGGAATAAACAATGCGGTTTATCTGCCTTGCACTGACGTGCTGTTTTTTGGAGACGCAAAATGGTACTGGTGGAATAAGAAAGCGGTAGAGTCCTTTCAAGGTCCCAAATATACCATCGATCGTGGTAGTGTCCTAGATGTAGCAAAAGGGAAGAATCCTACTGTTAGATACGAGCCTGGATTGACTTATGTAAAATACAAGTATGGGGCTGGCACTATATTCCATAAGCCCGTACTTAGTTATAATGGATCATCCGGTGGATGCGCCATTAGTTTGGCTATTCTTATGGGAGCAACGAGGTTGGTATTGGTAGGCTACGATGGCAAGGGCGCTGGCTCGGCTCGTAATTGGATGAAGCATTATAAGGAAAGTGAAAAAGATATGTATTCGTGTATCGTCAGTCGGACTTCCCGGGTTGCTAAGTTTTTACCCAGGCGCTGGCCGAGTATTAAGGTGTTTAACGCCAACCCTGATAGTGAGATCAGAGGGTTTCCCAAAGTAAGTATTGAAAAGGCGCTCTCATGGAAATAATGGACGAATTCACCACTGTAGAATCAATTCTACGCCACGGTAAAAGTTTAGCCAGGTTCGGAGATGGAGAACTGAAATTAGTGGACGGGAAACACCAAAGGAACTGCCAGATGCTTGTTCCTGGGATAACTTACGATCTTCGTCGGATCCTTAATAACAAGATTCCAGATCTGATAGTAGGGATACCTCGTCATAATGCTTGCGTTGATCCGAAGCTTCACAAGTTTTGGAGGAGGCAGATGAGTAGGTTTCGTCGGCATGCAGACCTATTTACTACGTTTGGTTCAGCTTTCGTTAGCCGGGGGGATCAGGCTCCTATCATGAACGATGCGTATTGGGAGCTATGGGCTAGTGTACTCTCGGGCCGGGACGTAGTTATGTTGCGGGGTTCTCATCGGAATTATGAGAAGGGGGGCTTCTTTGGTTCCGCTAAGAGTCTGCAAATAATTAGGGGGCCGGAACGGGATGCTTACTCTCACAAAGAAAGACTCCTTAAGCGTATGATGGAATTGCCCAAGCATAGTCTGTATGTACTGTTCTTAGGCCCTGCCGCAACCGTATTGGCCGCAGAATTATGCCAACGAGGCCGACAGGCGCTGGACCTCGGGCGGTTGGTAGAATATTATCGAGGCTATCGAAAGGAGCAATATGAAACCAAGTAAGGAGATTTTATTCGGGACAGGAATGGCGCAAGCGCGTGGGACGATCGCGGCCTTTGTGGAGTTCTTTCGGGATCATCAGTTTACCCAGATTATAGAATTGGGCACGGGGCGGGGCTCCCTTTCTACTTTCTTTGCGTATTGCCAATACATTACACAAGGAAAATTCTATACTTATGAAATCAAGCACGTGAGCAGGTCAGTTGTTAAACTAATTGTAGGATTAAGCGGCAAGGTTTATTCTAGCACCGACCTTTGGGAGATCAAACGGTCTATTAAAGTGGCGATACAACGCTCTGGTCCTACTTTAGTGCTTTGTGACAATGGTAATAAGATTAAGGAGGTTCAGGCGTTTGGACCTATATTGAAATCAGGTGACTTTATAATGGCGCACGACTTCTGGCCCGAGGGCAGGACTAGCGATGCATGGTGGTGCGAAATCACACTGGCTGATATAGCGGAGTCCATGGAAAAAGAGAACATTGTCCGGGTTCACGAAGATTTGTTCGATCCTGTGTTTTGGTTTTGTGGTAGGAAAAAATGATTGATATAACAATGACAGCATGTATCAGACCCGATGTCCATAAGGTTGTGTTTGAATCTTTGAAGCGCAATTTGAAGACCTCCCACGAACTTCGTTTAATAATGAATATTGATCCGAAGGGGGATGGTACCACTCGGGAGGAGGTTATGGCCCAAGCATCTCTTTTCTTTGAGACGGCGCTTTTCCATCAACCTGCTCAGGCCTCGTTCTTTCATGCTGTTCGTACTGTATGGAATTTGTGCCAGACAGAGTTTGTTTTGCAATGGGAAGATGATTGGGAGTTACTACAGCCGTTGGATTTGGATCTGTGCATAGACTACCTGCAATCGCATGATAAGGTATCACTAATTGGTTTTTATAAAGGACCGACTCCGGTCACCGGTCGGTTTTCGTACAAGGGCTTGGATCTTGGGGTCAGGGCGCGCAACCGGCCTCATTTTCCTCCGGCATTGATGGAGAAAAGCTATGTGAAAGGTATGCTCCGCAGAATGAGAAAACCACCCGCTAAGAACGATCCAAGCCCTATGATGCGAAAGCATCCTGTGTTCTTGGAATTTATAAATACCAAGCAACAGCTGGTGTTATTTGGGCCTGATAAGTCCTTGATGGTGAAAGATATAGGCAGGGAGTGGGTGGCAGCTACTGGAATAAAGCTGAAAGGAGAGGAGTATGGCGCTTCATAAACATGAACCTTGTTCTCTGGAGGAGTTGTTACAGGGAGGCAGTAGGTATACCATATGCGAAAATTTTAGGGAGATGTGGAAAATTGTACAGACCTTAGATGACTCGCCGGAGACTGAGGAGTTAGAAACAAAGATCCGAATAGGCGTTACGATGGCCAAGCGGATCGTTGCTAAATTAAAAGAATACAATGAAGAGAAGTGGGTGAGTGAAAGGAGTGATTTTTACAATGATGCGCGGATGATGAATATCAAACGGAATAATATGCTATCCCACAAACACCGTACAATCTTCATGGCGATCCCTAAGAATGCTTCTACTGCTTTGAAGAACGCCTTTGCTAAGGGGTGGGGGTACTATCCAGATAATGATGTGCTTAGAAAGGATGCTTTGCGCCAGGATGAACGAGGAGAGATTCCATATATAGACATGGGCGCAATGTTTTATTGGCAGCGCCGTAGTTATCGATCGATTGCAGTGGTTCGTAATCCTTACGCACGATTGGTTTCTGCATGGTATGATAAAGTATACGCGCCTACTAAGCAGGAGGAGGATCCCACAGGGCTTCCAACTTCCGGTATGGAGTTCCCGGAGTTCGTTCGTTTCCTCAGAGATCAACCTATTGAGAGGTACAACTACCATTTTATTCCTCAATTTTATTACATTTGTTTTCTCGATAAAAAGGGCCGGTGGCGAATAGCGCCGTCCCTAGTTTTAAAGTTGGAGCAATTGGATAAAACTTGGCATCAGGTTGCTTCGTACACTGGGATGCAAATTCCTTTGCCTGAAAAAGGAATCAATGCTCGTTCGGAGCGCAAGCCCTGGAAAGAATACTATGGGCCGGAGGAGCAAAAGATAGTCAGGGAGATCTACGAACAGGACTTCACGTTTTTCTACTCGGGGGTAAAATAATGAACTCTTTCACATTTGTGTATTCGTATTGGAACAATCCTGGGATGCTACGAGAGCATATCGATACTTGGAACGCCTATCCTTTCGGTTCCCAACTCGAAGTGATAGTCACAGACGATTGCTCGAACGAAACTCCGGCGGCAGAAGTATTCAAAAGCGCCCCGTGTATGGTCAAGCACAGGGTCTACCGCATTAAGGAGCACATTGATTGGAATTGGCGGATGGCTAGGAACGTAGGGGCGTATCATGCTGATGACGGATGGCTGATGGTTTCAGATATGGACCACTTGGTTCCACTGGAAACTTATACGACATTGTTGCGAGGTGAGTTTGATCCGAACAATATCTATCAGTTCGAGAGGGTAGACGCGCCTGATAAAACCCCGTACAAACCACACAACGATTCTTATTTTATGACCAGAAAGATGTATTGGCGAATAGGAGGTTATGATGAGGACTTCGCTGGGACCTACGGAACGGCGGACTGGCCCTCTCCTAGTTATAATAAGAAAGTCAATCGGCTGTTGAAACTTACAGGGGGCCAAAGGATCCGGTTGGAGGTTCCGTTGGTCCGTTATCCCAGGGAGATCATTCCTGATTCCAGTGTGCCCCGCGACCGTATGATTTTGAAGGGTGATGAGAATAATAGGAAAAAAGCTGAAATCAAGGCTATGAAGAAGCAGACGGGCAGAGGAATCATGACCTTGCAAACGCCGTACGAGAGGGTCGTATGATCAATATAGTCTGCTGGAAGTGGGATGCTGGTCTTCACCCTAAGAAAAAGCTCTTGTTTACAAGTACGCATGTGAATCGGCTTGGGCATATGTTGAGTAGAAATCTTAGCATACCCTACCAATTCCATTGTATTACTGATGACCCGGAGGGTGTCGAGGACTCGGTAAACTGCATTCCTCTGTGGGATGACTATGCGGATATGGGAGGGTGTTACCGGAGACTCAAGATCTTCTCGGAGGAAATGAAGGATCAAATTGGGGATTATATTGTCTCTATCGATCTGGACTGTGTTATACTCAGAGACATTTCAGATTTATTCGATCAGCGCCCGGATTTCAAGGCGCTCAAAGGTACCAATCCCAGAACATTCTATTCCGGTACGCTATTCATGCTCAGGGCTGGAGCGCGGAAAGAGGTTTGGGATGATTTTGATCCGATGAAGGCCAAAGAATTGGAACGGGTGCGTTCTCCTCGAACTCGTAGGAAAACTAAGTTTGTAGGCACAGACCAGGCCTATATCAGTCATGTCCTCAAAGACGAGCCGGTTTGGGAGCCGGGGGACGAAGGGATTTATTTGTTCAGGAAGTTTCGAAAAGGAGCGAGGCCTTTGCCAAGTAACACTCGGGTGGTTTTCTTCAATGGGGTTTACGACCCGTCCCAGCGGCAGATCTGTAAAGAATTCCCTTGGATTAAAAAGTACTGGCGATAAGTTATTGTAAAAAACTCCCCTGCTAGGTATACTATTTTAGAGGGGCACAGTGCGTATACTAGAATTAAAAGAAGACCTACTGGCGATTCACGCTTATTTGCAATTGAAAGGAGGTGATGATTGCGGTAGTGGGCTTCGCAAACGAATAGAACGTGATTTAGATCTTTTACAGGAGTGCGATGAGCACTCGAAACTCAGAAGAAGGAGTATTACCAATGAAAAAATTCGTAGGTATTTTAAGTATTTTTGCCATCCTGTTTTGCATATTCGCGCCTACCGCTTTCGCCGGAAGCGAACCGGTGGCCCTCCAGTGGGATTATCCCAGCCCTCCAGCGGATCTAGCGGGATTCCGGATTTACGCCAGCCTGACTGCTGACGGACAGGCTCTCGGTGCAGATAGCCCCGATCTTGTTGTAGACGTTCCCTATGTGGAAGGGCAGACTACTTATACTTCTGAAAACTCTATTACGGCTCCGGATGAGGATGAGACTACTTATTACTTTGTCGCTACGGCTTACGATGAAAGCGGTAATGAGAGCGAGAAGAGCAATGAGGTGAGTACGGTACTTGACTTCCTGGCGCCGCCGCCCTTTACTATTACGATACCAACCGAACCGCAATAA